GGCGGCGGAGGTGGAGCAGGTGCTGGTAACGATACAACAATTCCTGCTGCCAACTCATACGGTAATTATGGAAGCAATTATGGTACATTACAAACCAGTACTGTTAATTTAAATCTTCCTGGTGATGATGGTCCAAATGCCACTGGAGAGGGTGGCGGTGCAGGTGGTGGTGGCGGTGGTTATGATGGTAATGCTGGTGTTTTATTAACACAAAAATTAGATGCTAGTGGTGGAGTTATTCAAACATCAGATTTAGATGCTACTGGTGGAACTGGCGGCGGATCATACTACAATGCAACATATTGTACACTTGTTTCTGCTGCTGCTGTGTCTGGAGATGGTGCTGCTCCTGGAGAAGCTGGTGCTGTTTATATTGAATTCCCCCAACAAGATATTACTCCAGATACATTCTCTTTCCCTGATTACGAGGGTGCTGTTATTGGCGAAACTGTGCTATCAAATATTGTTCAAATTACTGGAATTACTGGACCTGTCCCCGTTACAGTAAATGCTCCTGGATTTAGTGCTGATATGAGACTATGTTCAGGATCTACTGCTGCTACTTGTGGATCTTTCAGCAGTAGTATTTCTATTACAAATGGTCAATATCTTCAGATTAGAGCAATCGTTGGTAATCAATATAATAATACATATACAGTTACGGTTTCTATTGGAACCGTAACTAATCAATGGAATATTAATACTGGACCACCACCAGATGATGAACCAGCTCCATATTTCTTTCAAGACGTTGATAACGCTAATATCAACACGGATACTTTGAGTGAGACTGTAACTATTTCTGGTATTAATGTTCCTGTAGTTGTAACAGCAACAGATGGGGCGTATGTTTCTATTAATGGTGGTTCTTTTGTTGATGGTGATACTTCTCCTGAATCACAAAGAACAATTACTAACGGACAAACATTACAAATTAGATTAACATCATCTCCAGATTTTCTAAGTTCTGTGTCAACGTCAATAACTGTTGGTACTGGGGATACAACAGTGTGGACTGTAACAACAGCGGAAGAAAGAGATAGTGTTCCTATTGGATTTACTTGGATTTATAAACTTGGAGCAGATTTATTAACAACCTATGAAAGTAATACCATTATTATGAAAGGAATTGAAGTGCCAGTGGATTTTATTGTTGAAAGTGGAAGTGGAGATGGAAATCCTTCTGGTCCTTTACCAAGAATTAAAGTAAATGATGTATTACAGCCAGTAGGAGTCACTCAAGTGACTATAAACAATTTTGATACTGTTGCTCTTGTTTATACTACTTCGAATGTTATTGGCGAAACTAGAATTTTTAATACAAAAACTGGATTGGCGACATCTACGGATGGATATTATGAAACAGAGTGGGGAGTTGTAACCGCTGGTCAATTTGGAACTACACCAACCGCATTTGCTTTCTTAACAACTTTAGCAACTGCTCCTAATGTATACACAGAAGCTAAAGATTCTAATGGTAATGTTCAGGTAGTTACAATTAGTGGATTGTCAACGGGAATTTCTATTGCTTTATTTGGTAATAATAATATTGAGTTTAATATTAATAATGGTGGATACAACATTTATACTTTGGCATCTCCAGCTAACGTTTCTAACGGAGATACATTTAAAGTTAGATTAAGATCATCGGCAATTGAAGGATTTACTAGATCTGCTCAAGTTTATGCTGGATCTTTTAGCACTACATTTAATGTACAAACACCAGCAGCAGCCCAAGATCCTATTTTTGGACAATGGTATAGTGCTATACAACCAGTTAAATATGTTGGATCACAGCAAGTGAGATACAGTACAAAATATGATGGATTGCCAGTAGCATCAATGATTCCTGTTTTCCAAGATGAAACTCAAGAAGACGGCTGGGGCAATTTAGATGGTAGTCTAGCTTCCAGATTCCATGGATGGTTATATTGTGATGGAGGATATTATGATCCAGCAGATTATCCAGCATTGTATGAAGTAATTGGAACCAGTTATGGATCTAAATCTGTGGGTGGTGTTGTTTATTTTAGACTTCCAGATATGAGAAATAGATATCTGAAAGGAACTGGTGTTATTGATGGCAACTCTCTTGCTTCTCCAGGGTTAACCCCAGAATATAATAGAACTAAACAATCTGGTGCTCCTGGTAATGAAGAACCAGGATCATTTGGTGGCATGTGGTTTATCGATACTATTGCTGATCCAGGGGCAGAATTGGAGCAAGTAGAGACACCAGCAACTGGACAACCAGCACAAGAATCTCAATTCTTTGGTATTGCTCAGGTAACTACCACTGGATACAATGATGTTACTGGGTTGATAGAATTTCAAACATATGGTAGCATTGATGTTCCTCTCAGCTTGGAAGGAGATAAACAGTATGATATACCATTACACTTTCACGACTTAGTTACTGGTGTTGCTGATCCAGGAAACTTTAAGGGAAGAATTAACTGGAATGGTAGAGGTGGTGCTGGCGCTGACATTGCTGCTACAACTAACAATGTTGTTGGTACAAATAGTGCTCAGTTCGAAGCAAGTACAACTTTCTCAATTAATTTGTGGGGATATGCTGTAGCAGATTATACTTTAGATAGTAGCAATCTTCCTGATTCTTTATATTGTAATGGTACTCCAGTTTGGTGGAATGGTGGTGTTGGTTTTTATAATGGAAATGCTTTCATGTCTGGCGCTGGATATGAAGGTGCTGTTATAGCATCAACTGGACAATACGCAAATGTTACGGTTACTCAAAGTTCTATTACTGTCGGAAGTTCAAATTATAATGAAATAAACACATATATTGATCTAGATACTAAACCTTTCTCAGGAATATCTGGAGCTGTTGGGTCTGACAACGCTTTGAAATTTGTTGGTGCTCTTGATATTCCAAGAAAAAATGTGACAGTTAAACCATATAATCCCCCATCTAAATTAAAACATACTCATTACCTTTCATTGACTGCTATCACAGATACAAATACTGTTTATGGATACGGCAATAATGAAACTGGTGGAACAGCAAGTGCAGGATTACAGAGTTTTGTTGGTGGAATCAATACTACAGTAGATTTGAATTTCTCTGCTTTAGATGTTGGTATCCAAGTTTTACCTGGATCATTTACATTGTCTGAAACTAAACAACTTATTCCAACACCAGAATTTGCTCCACAAGAGAAAGTTCCTTTGCTTACTCCGTATGTTTGGACTAAGTGGTTAATCAAAGCATTCTAAATAGTTAATAAAATTATAGATGACGATGGCTTTTAATCCTGACGATTTTAAATTTGAAAAAATTCTACCTCCAGAAGAAATGAAACCTATTTTGGAGTGGGATGCTTTACATCGCTTGATTCTCGTTAGAGTGAAGGAAAAGGAAGAATGGATTTATCTAACAGCAAAGTTAGATCCACAAGTCAATAAAAATTTACACGATCACCTACCAGATGAATGGTCTCACGAGAATGATCGTATTGTTAGTTTTTCTATCTATGAAGATGGCACCTATCTTCTAGAAAAAGAGAAACTTAAGTTCGACTTCGACAAAAAAATGTCTAAGTGGGTGAGATATGAATATAAAGATTTAGATGTAGCACAAGTTAAAGAAATATTCGAGATTCTCAAAGCGGCATTAGCAGTACAACAACTTGATAATGAAATTATTAAATCAAAAGCTATCGTAGATTTAGCAACTAGAGAAGAATATTTTGAGCAAGTTGAAGAAGATAAAATTAGAAAAGCAAATAAACTACTAAGAGCATCCGACTGGACTCAATTACCAGATGCTACAGATACTTTCCCTGGAGAATTAGAATTGTGGAGTAAGTATAGAAAGTTCATTAAAGAAAATGTAAAAAAACCATCTGATTTTGATGACGTTTTAGATTTTCTTATTTACGATGAAGAGTTTAGATGGCCTATTGATCCATTTAGATATCATGAAATAGATCCTAAACATGAAACAGAGTATCTTACATCCAACGAACATTTCACATATGTTGTTGAAGGTTCTGGAACATTCGCTGCTGAAACTCTGCTTGGCAATATCAAACAAGCAGCAGCGTATGAACTACAGAGACAGCAAGAAGGTGGTATTTCAATCCAAAAACAAATTTGGGATAAAGTTCAGCAATATAAGTTAAATGATGGATTAACGGGTGCTATTATTGATAACATAAAAGTAGAGGGAATTTGAAATGTACGTTACAACTAGAAACTTTATGCAATTTTTGGTGGAGTACACCAAATCTCTTAATACTAC